CTCATATGTTACTCCTATTTGTTGTACATGGCGCTTTCTTCTTCATGTGAAAAACTTGTAAAGCCATTTTCTTTTATTACATTAAGGACACTTTCTACTCTTCCTTGTAATTCGTCTTTGTGTGAAATCAGATACACACTTCTATTTCCATCTCTTGCCATTTTCTTAAGAATACCAAGTGATGATTCTACTCCGTTTGTATCCATGCCACTATCTATCAATTCGTCTACAAATAAGACGTTTATTGTGCTGTATAATGACTCGAATATGTCACGGAAACTCCAACTTAGACCTAAAATAAGTCTATTTCTTTCACCTCTACTTAAGTTATCAAAGTCTAAGTCACGACCTAATTCAGTAATTTCTACTGTTAAATCACTCTGGAATACAACATCATGTGGTAATCCTAACTTATCTAAGTAGTATGCTAACCTAGAATTTAAGTAACTTAAGTTCTGGTCTATAATCTTTTTACGAATAAAACTATCTTTGTTAGTTAGCAATTTCAACAAGAAGTCTTGGTGTTCTAGCAAAGAAACTAAAGAATTCATATGACCATAGTCTACATCTTCTAATGCACTATCACGCATATCTGCAATCTGGTCAGCATATGGGTCTTCAGTATTTTTATTCAATTCAATTTGTTCTGCCAATTTTTCCACAGAATTTTGATGTTCATATGCATCAGATAATGTAGAGTAAAATGTTTTAGGTTTCTCACCAATACTACCAATACTCTCAACTAAACTGTTATGTTCTTTGAGTGATGCTTCATTTGTTTTAATCTGTTCTACTGCTTCGTTCTTTAGTGAAGTCTTACTTGAAAGAATTTCGCCTTGTTTTTCATCGTGGATATCTTGACCACAAGAATGGCATTTATGCTCTTCAATAAGTTTTATTTCACCATCTAAGCGTTCAATAAGTTTAGACTGCTTAGTGTTATCTGCTTCGATACTAGTAATCCAAGATGTTGCTTGGTTCTTAGCAGTTAAGTTTTCATTGTAAGTTACAAGTAAAGCATGTTGTTCTAATTCGTTCTTAATGTCTACATGAGATAATGAATCAAGTGCGGTCTCTAATGCTTCTAAGTCTGTAGATAGTTTGCTACTCCAAACTTTCTGTCTACGTTCAATATCTTTGATACTCTTTAGAATACGAGCATTGGTGTCTTCTTTACCTTTAAGTGAATATTCTTCTTCTTTAATTTGCTCTTTTGTATTCTTTGAAATCTCTTTAAGTTTATCTGCTTTACGAGAGAGTTCTGTGATACCTAATAGTTCTTCAATCAACTCTCTTTGGTCACCTGCTTTTAGTGACAAGAAAGGTTCAGTGTATGTGTTTAGTGCAACAATGTGTTTGAACATTGAATGAGAAAGACCAATAACATTTTCTACTTCTACTTGAGTCATTCGCATTTCGCCTTGACCAGCGTTTTCAATATCGTTGTCGCCAAGTTCCATGCCATCTCTTAAGAAATGAAATACATTCGGTGAACGACCACGTTCAATACGATAATCATTTCCGTTGTATGCGAAATCAACTGTGACCATCATGCCTTTGCCGTTAGTCTTGTTGATTAGGTTGTTCTGCTTAATGTTTGTAAGTGCTTTACCATATAGTCCATATGATAGTGCATTGATTAAAGTGGTCTTACCAGTTCCGTTACGAGAACCATCACCACCTAAATCGACATTATTGCCCAAGACTAAAGTTAGTTCATCTTGGTTCAGATTAACAGCCTGTGTGACATTACCCACACTCATAAAATTTCTTATTGTTATGTTCTTAATTGTTAACAAACTTATACCTCTCTTGCGTAAGTTCCTAATTGTATTGGGTCAATCGATAATTCGTTGACATTAATATATTCTGGTTGATTGATTGTCCAAACGACTAACTCTGCGATGTACTCAACATCAATCAATTTTCTGTCAGGATGTTTTTTCATTACACTTGTTGTTGTTAAACTTCCTGGTGAAATTAGTGTTGTTTTAATATTACTGCCACCCATTGCTTTATAAGTTAAGTCTCTATTGTAAGCCTTGAGTGCTTTCTTTTCTGTTGGATATCTCCAAGTTCTTCCTTTTACTCCCGTATCAGCAGTAGAACCTATGTTTATAATATGTCCTTTTCTATCTGCTTCTTCCATAGCATTGAATACACATTCAACAATCATAACTTGTTGAAACTTCCAAATGGCAGAGTTGTTAATAAAGATATCAAAGTTGCCTTCAATATAATATTCTGCAAGTTTTCTCTGGCCTTCAGAAGTATCTAAGTGATAACCATTACTTCTACTGGCTGTTTCATATTCGATATCGGGCATTGTGTCAAATAGATTGCACATAGCCTCGCATAAGCCGTACTTACGACTTCCTGTGATTAGTATCTTTCTCATAAGTTGTTGTATATTTCTATAAGTATGTTCTTGTCAAAACTGCCGCTACTATCTAATGATGCTAATTGTGATACTACAATTTCATCTATTGTCTCAAAGTGAATTTCAGCACCAGTGTCATTTTCATGTTCATTGCTTTTAACTGGCACTAATGTTACGTCTCGTAACTTGTATGTTTCTACAAATGTATCCTTAATAAAGTTTGCTTCTTCATAAGAAATATCGATATCTAGTGTTATCTTTACTGATGTTTTAGGTAATAGATATTTGTCTGGACCATCTAATAGTTTTGATAACGCAATTGTTCTGTATTTTGGTGCGTCTTTCCAAGTGAAGAACTCTGGTTCTTTATCCCACTCTAAGTACATCCAACCTCTATCATCATCCCAATTATCTGAGAAGTTATGAGGGAATGCATTACCAATATAAATTACATTGTCTTTTACTTGACGTTGATGAAAGTGTCCAGTGAACACATAATCTTGGTTCTTAAACATACTGCCTTTAAGACCACCGTGGTCAGGCATTTCAATCATTGCATTGAGTTTGAATGTAGGTAACTCTAAATGACTAAAGATGTACTTTGTCTTTATCTTAGGAATTTTCTTCCATTCATCACCGACTAACCATGGCACAATAGCGACATCACCTTCAATAAGTGTGTCACGTACTAATACAATGTTAGGCAAATCATCAATGAATTCCATTGAGTTTACGTCACGTGTTTCACGGTAGAATAAATCGTGGTTGCCTAGAATAACATAAACTTTTTCAAATGCCGCACTAAGTCTACGAAGACCAGCAAGACTGTATTTCATTGTTGATATGTTTAGACTTGACCGATTATGATGCCAGTCGCCTAAGAATATACAAGTTTCGCAATCTCTTTTCTTTGCGTCCTCGATAAACCAATCAACGAAATCTAAACAATCTTCGTTGTGTTGTTTCGCATTGTTCTTCATACCCCAATGGATATCTGTAAAACATGCGGCTTTTTTGAATAGATTATTAGTCATTGTCGGCATAAATCTCTTTAATGGTTTCTGTTGGAATAGCATCGTCTGTAATTTTTGTTTTTACGACTTTCTGCCAACGCTCCTGAGATTTCATTTCGTGTGCCAATTGTCTTGTCCAACTTGGCGCCTGTCCTGCTTTTTCGAGCAAGTCATCACGTATGCCTTGATTTTTCTTTTCTATGTTAAGAACACGAGTGAATGAATTGTTCACTACTGTTGTGTAGTAAGCAAATGGATTATCACTCTTGTCTTCGTTAAATTGTAATCCAATTTGTGCTAATTGTAGCAACGCTTGACCACGCATCTCATCGATGTATGTGTATCCACGCCAATTAGAACGCTGAGAGTATCTTTCTACTAGTTTGATATACATTGTCGCCAAAATAGCAGTAATCTTACCAGCACCTAAATCAAATTCTTTATCTTTGTTATAGTGTGAGATACCCACTTCGTTGATTTTTCCATCTACAAATGTATAGTGCTTGAACGCTGGAAATGGCAATTTTACTTTACGGTCAGCAACAGTTTTAGGATTGGCTTTGCGTCCAGGTTCATCTGGTATATGCTCAAATGTCATTACACGAAATACAATTTCATCTTCGGTAAAAGAAGTAGGGTCAACTTCAAAGTCAACTTGTTTCTTTTTCTTGTCTTCGTTTGCATCCCAAGCCAATTTTTGTAATCGTTTTGCTTTGTTTTGTCTTGCCTGTTCTACAGAATCAGCGATTTCTTTAGTTGAATACAGAATAATATCATGCTGATGGTGTTTGTCCCTATCTTCAAACCAAGAATAGTTTGACTTAGAAATATGTATTTGTTTCAACATATCCTTGTTATTTAAATAGTTTTGTCTTCTTGCCATAGTGTATTTCTCCTAATTTAATACCAATTATAACACATATAGTTGACCTATGTCAAGTGTTAATACATTATATATAGAAAAAATGCACAAATACCAAAAGTTCGTAGATAATACAACGATAAATACTGTTATAATGATTTAGGAGTAAAGTTATGGCAACCCCATATTATACAAAACAACCAGTATATCTGAAAGACCCGAGTGGTAGATTCTCTAATATTTTGAGAAGCAGTGAACCATTAGTGGGTGATGCCGCTAAAAGGGCAATGAGGACTAACAAAAATCAAACAATATTGAATTTTCCTTTTACTCCTACAATATCAGTAATTCAAAGTGCAAACTATAATCAATATGATTTTGACCATTCAAACTTTCAACAACGAACATTTGTTAGTCATTCGAACATGGATTTAAACGTCACTGCACCAATGCTTGTCAGAAGTGAAGAAGAGGCAGAATATGTTTATAATGCCGCAGTGTGGCTTAGAAGTACAATGAAAATGTCATGGAAAAATGATGACAATCCTGGTTTGCCACCGCCTATTTTGCGTTTCTATTCTCATGGAATATATGAGAATGTTCCGTGTGTCGTTAGAGACTTTACTTGGAACTTAGATGCTGACATAGATTATGTTGAAACCGCAGGTGGTATGAGAGTACCAGTTATGAACACATTTGTTCTATCATTATCTGTTACACATTCTCCTAAAAGTATAAGAGAATTTAGTGTTAAAGACTATCTTGCAGGAAATTTAAAGGACCAAGGTTATGTATAAAGAAAACTCGCCATGGAATAAAACTTCAATAATCGATAATACTGTATTAGACATTATGAACAAGAGAATTTTATTTCCTGACCCAAACGATGAGGTATATGTCATACCACAAGAGTTTGATGAAAGACCTGATTTGTGTAGTTATGAAATGTATGGAACTGCAAAGTACTGGTGGATTTTTGCCGTAAGAAACTCTAATGATATCGAAGACCCGATTAGAGACTTCTCAGCAGGAAAAACTATTAGACTACCAACAATAGAAAATATTGAGAATATGGTGTAATTAACATGAGTGGTTTAAAAAAGTTAGCAGAACAATACAACTATCTTTATAATGAATTAGATGAATTTGATTCTTACACTTATTCATTAGAATGGTTTGTTGCTGACAAGAAAAGTACTAGAGAGTTTCAATTACAAGAGGCAGCATTAGCAAAGACTATTGCTAATAATGGTTGGCCGACGACCACAGATAACGTAATCACAATAGCAAAAACTGGATATACAACAGAATTCAATGTAACTGATTTAACAGTTGAGGCTGTTGGTGTTGGAAATTCTAATTATAGTAAAATAGCAGGTACAGCCACTAAACTAGAATTCACTTGTACACAAGTTGGAAATACTAGTCTAGCAGAAACCCTACAGACTGCGGTAGCATTATGTGGATATGTTTCTATATCAGATGCTTCTTACTTTATGAAGATTAATTTTATAGGTTACGCAAACGGTGTACCAAAAACTTTAAATCAGACAAAAGTTATTCCATTCAAAATCAGAGACTACCAAAATATAAACACATCCACAGATGTTAGAGGAACTACCACTGTTCTAAATGGTACAGTTCTTGCTGATACTGTTGTAATGAATTCAGATGTTTCATTGTCCGAATTTAAGTTTACCTACAATAGAGATAAAACACTAGAGAAATGTTTGAACAACTTTTTTAAGATGCTAAACACCGAAATACATGAAAATAATAACACACAATTAGGTTCTAATCTTAAACATTCTTACAAGTACACATTTTCAGAAAAGTTCAAACGTGAATTTGGCTCAGGAAGTATGGAAGGTATTGACGATAACGTACAAAAAGACATGACACCAAAGGGCACAAATGATGCAGTTGAAATAGGTACAGTTAAGTCAGGTCAGGCTATTTACTCTACGATAGAAGAAATATGTCACGTTTCTGAAAAACTTAGAAATGAAATGATAACAGATAACGCAGGATATACTAAAGTTCTGAATATTACTCCTTATATTGTATTAAAAGAAAATGGATTTAATCCAATAAAAGGTACACAATCATATGAGGTAGAATATTTTATTGACTATACCCTTAGACTAGTTGAACAAAATATGCCAGATTATTTTACAAAGACAAAAAATAATGAGAAAAATACTAGAAAGATATTTGATGACGGACATGTTAACAAATATTATAATTTCTTATTCACTGGTAAAAATGACCAAATCATAGATTTTAATATCTCATTAGATGCAGAATTGATAAAAGTCTTTACATCTCCAAATGATGTATGGTCATATGAAGATTATAAGAAAAATAATGACACTAGTGTTTTTATAACAAAAGAACAAGAGGCTTTAATAGAGAAAGCACAAGCAGACTTTGAAGAATCAAGTAGAGTGTTCAGTGAAAAAGAAGTTAGTTTTAATGCAATCAATACTCGAAATAAGGATTTTGTAGATGACTCTAAAACAAAAATCTTATCAGAGATAGCGAATTCGACAGACGAAATGTCAGCACAAGATGTTGAAGATAAATTCGGTGAGTATACATTAGAAGAAATTTTTAGAGAGTTTGGAATTAAAGAACCGCCTGCAGTAGAGGTTCAGCAATCTGGTAGAAAAGGTCCAAATACTAAGAGACTTAGAATGATTGGAGATTTAGACGTACAAAAAATATGGGCTAACAAAAAATCACTTGACTTTGCAATTAAAAAAGCACGTGAGGCATATGAAGCGGCTAAGACAAATAAAACTACATTAAACAATGCATTTATTGGACTTCAGGAAGATGTCTATGCTAATCAACTTACTCAATTTTCACCAGATACTCAAATAAATGAGAGTGACAATGTTTTCAGAGATATTAGAAGATTTCGCGGCCCACAAATCATATTAGCAGAAGAATTGGGCGATAATTATATCACCACTACGACTGGCGAAGAATTTAAAAATATTCTTAAAGCACAGATGCAGAACCCTATAACATTTCAAAGGCTGATACAAAAGAAATCAAAAGGCGGAATAACAACTCATAGTGAGGCAGAACCAACTGACTTGGCCCTTGCTAAAGAAAAGTACTATGAAACAAAAGCAGGCAGACTAAGTATGATTTACGCCCAGATGACTATTAAGGGTGACCCTTATTGGTTAGAAGGACATATGCCACCAAAAACAAAAGATAAGATATACAACAGCACCGGAAAAGATGAAGGCGCAATCGGATGGGCAGCCACAACATTTAATGGTTATCCTCATCTAGTTTTAGAATCTAATAAATCAAGTGGAGTAGACGAAAACGAAAATGTTAAAATAACTGGATTGGTAATGAGTCTTTATGCAGTTAGGTCTATAACAAGTTCTTTCAGCCAAGGAGTCTTTACTCAAGTATTAGATATGGTTAAAAACTCATCAGCAGAGTTTTTTCCAAAAACTGACGTTGAAGTTGTTGAAGAATTAGGTGATGGAGATGGAGCAATACGAGTAGTAGCAGGCACAGGCGCTGAAGGACCAGCCGGTGGTGCTGGTAACGGTAATGGTAATCTGTCTGGAACTGGTACAACAAAAGTGCCTCTTACCGCTGACCAACAACTTGCAGTAGATATGGCTTTATCAAATCATATGGAGAGAAATGATGGGTTCCCATTAGGTGGTGCTTATGGACTAGGAGTCAATAAAACTCCAAGTGATAATACATTTAAAAAGTTCGTGGGTGACGCATTCACTACTATTGGCGAAACTGTTAGTGGTATATTCACTGAAGACCCAGAAGAAGTTGCGGAAGATATGATTGAAAATTCCGATGAACAGATGGAAATACTTGATGAAGTTAATAATCCAACAGTAGAAGTGAATCCAACACAAAAACTAGGACAAATAAATCCAGACCTGCAACTCTTAGATAATACGAATCGTCAAAATCAAGCATTATTTTATTTAGAAAATGTTAAAGATATGAGAGCCGAATGTGCAGGTGGCAACCAGGCTGTATGTACACAACTACATAAAACTAAAGCAGATTTACTAGCAACGCTTCCTCTAAATTTAACAGAAGCCGATGTTGGAAATCCAGCAACTATTACAGCAGTAGAAGATTATTTTAATGGAGTTATCGCTGATGGTGATACAAACGCAGACTTTAATCTTGGTTTACATGAGATAGCGGCATACGAGTATGCTCTTGGTGGAAAAATGTCCATAACTGGAAAAGATGACCAAGAGTTTCAGATTGACAGAATCGCAAAGAGTTTCTATGGAGAAAGAAACGCAGAAATAATAGTAGAAGAATTACAAAATGAAGAAATTGGCGAGTTGTGGTCATCAGTAGGACACAATGCTTTAATAAATGGCAAATCATCATTTGTTAACAGTGAGATGCCAGCAGTTGATATTGGTAATGTATCTGATAATAGTGATATAATAAACGAATCTGTAAATGAAGCAAGGGTTTTTAATCCAGAGACAAGAAGACTTGAAATAGAAAAGATACAAACTGGAACTCTAACAGCGACAGAAACACAAGATGTTAAGACGTTGAATGAAGAGATTAATAGTGTAATCAATGAGGCTATTGAAACATATCCAACAACGTGGCCGAGAGACTTCACGGGACAAGTTTTAGAAAAGAAACAAGAAGAGTGGTTTGAAAACAGTGCGACAGTCTTAGATGAAAAGATAAAAGAAGCAGGAATAACAGTATCTGAGGCCGAAAGAACAGAGATGCTTCAAAAGATTGCTGAAAAGATTAGCAATGAAGGCAGAATAAGTGTACTGTCAGACACAGAATTTAAAAAAGTTGAGGGGTATGCAACAGCAATTAATACTATTAATAATAACTCTAAATTGGGTAACAGAGGAGTAGTAGCCGAAACAGTTATAGCAAACGAAACAGTCACTGAAATAGCAACATTAAAAAGTGAGCATGAAAATCTTGTGGCAAACATGTATCCCAATTTGGATCCTGTCACACTTAAAGCAGACATGGACAGAAAAAGAGAAATAGAATTACAAATTGCTGAAAAAGAATTAGCATTATCGGTTGAAAGTGCATCATATATAAGAACTATACCAGGAGAAGCAGGCACATATACGCATGTTCCAATAATGGAACCTGTTAATAGTGGAGTTACTTCGGCAGAACGTTCATTTTTGAAACAAGAATCTACTGGTGAATTTGTTCTTATTCCACCATCCGATGCCACAAGTGACCAGTTAGCAATGTATAATGCAACTACAAATCAAGCAGAGCAAATAAATCAAGCAAATGCGATATACGATGCTATGACTCAAAATGTACCACGATTTACGGGTACAGATGACTTTGGTCCATATGAAGTAAATGATTACAATAATTTAGCAGATATATCATATGTAGATGCAAATGGTGATACTCAGACAATTAAAAATCCTAGTAACGAATTTGGACTATATACAAATAGTTATGATGAAATGTATCCTGGTGTTATTGCAGACCACGAGACATTGATGCAAGATATTGCAAAATTGTTTCCTGATGTTTATGCCGAAACGCCATCACCACCATCAACTTCAGATGGCGGACCGCTAAAGGTTATAATGACTGTACCAAAGTTTTATATAAAAGATAAAAGAGAATAATTGACATGGCAGATAATACATTAAAACAATCACAAGATGAACAACATGCTAAAATGGCAAACCCAATGGTTCCTAAGTTGGGCAATATATACAAAGCAATTACAGTCACAGAAACACCTTCTGGCGAATCACTAATTGACCCTATGGGACAAGGAAGAATTGCGGCATATATTCCAGCATTAGGAGAAAGTCCTGATAATCCAACGATATTCAAACTTGCAAGAAGTTCATCTATATTTAATGTTCCAGATAAAACGGGAATAACTGTGCTTGTCTTTTTTGCAGATATTGATTCTACTAAAGACGCATATTGGTTTGCTACCGATAACCCAGTAGTAGATATAGTTGCTGGTGGTCCTTTAGGAAATCCACAAGTTGATGGCAGTGGTATAGGCGAAGGTGCTTATGCGGATGTTTCTGTTATGAAAGATTTTACAAAAGTAACAGATACAGAAGTAGACGGTGCTGAACTTCCCAACTCAGCGTTCAATAAAATACTTGCTGACCAAGGCACGTTGTCCGATGAACATAGAGGACCAACAACGACAAGTTCTTACAGAGATGCGGCATATGAGACAGTGCAACATGCAAAAGTTATGGGTTTCAAAACATCTGGTGGTTCATCTGTTTCTATAGATGACGGAAGTATTGCAGATGACGGTACAATTCATGCAGAACAAATAAAGATAACAACATCTTCTGGTGCGGCAATCACATGTGATGGCGGCAACGACTTTATTTACATAGTGAATAGTACTGGTTCTGGATGGGTAGAAATCGGTGCTGGTGGTGAAGTCATGGTGTATGCTGAAGGCTCTTTAAACATGAGAACTCAAAAAGATTTTAACTTACGAGCGGACAAAAATATAAACATGGAAGCCGGAGAAGATATAAACATTCGTAGTTTCCGTAATACTAAAATTAACACAGATAAAGAACTACATTTAAGAAGTACAGGAACACAGTTCTTACAAAGTGAAGCAGGAATGAATATTAATGTTGGTGTTAATTGTGTTGTATCAACTTATGGAGTATTGCATCTAAACGGACCATTAGCACCAGAATCAGAACTTATCTTAACTAGTGATATGCCAGATATAGAAGACTTAGAAGCAACAGAACTTAAAAAAACAATTGTATCTGAACTGCCAACACATGAACCTTTTATTAGACCACATGCTAAAGACCCAGACACAAGTAATTTTGCAAAATTAATGGCTAGTGATGATGGCTTAGATAAATCAGGATTAACAAAATGATATACGATAAACGTCCCGGCTCATTACTAAATTACATACAAATGCCATTAAATGTCATAACGGATAATGGTACTTTCTTAGGAACGGGATACCACGAGAATGGTAATCCAACTTATATACTATCGCATATAAGAGTACAAGTTAGTAATATTAATGATTTGACTTTTTCGCCTGTGAGTAAAAATGCTATTATACTTGATAACAAACCATCACTAACTGTTAAAGATAATATAGTTGGATATAATTATAAAATTTCAGATACTGAAGTTGAT